GAAAACGATACTCCAAAGTATTAGGAGTGTAAGAATGTGACCCACCGACACCAATCCAGTCAGCTTGAATAATGCTATTGACACGAGGAGCAAAATGAAACAATAACCGAAGAATGTCTGCCACATCCCCTTTGTGATTGGTCTCAATGTCACTGAAGGAATAATTGATTTTCGGGATTTTTTTGTTGAAGACACTTTTTGTACCTACGAAAAACTTACCATTAGCAGGATTAGTACCAAACACCACAGCAGGAGCACCGTCCCACTTGATGCCAACAGTTTTACAAGTAATCATCTCAGTGATTGCTTTGAGTGCAACTCTACGACCGTCAAAGATTGTATCTTCTGGGTGTTGGAGGTGTTTGTTTGGCATATCATCCTGTATTATATCCATATTATAGCAGTATTTTCCTTATAATGTGAGTCATAGTGGACAGTTTTACTTGTGTCTACTTCAAAACAAGATAGAAACATGATGTCCAAAGCTTCTTAGAATTATCCATTTCAATACTTGAAAATTCTTCTCCTAGTTTTTTACCCATTGCTTTTTGCATCTTCATTCTTGTTTCTAATTGTGCTTTTGATATACCTGCACCAAAACTTTGTGATGCTGCTAAGTTAAATAAGTTTTCAGTTGTAAGATCTCTCTTGAGTGCGTTTGCAATATACTCCATTGCAACTGCAACCTCTCCTGCATGAGTCTTATTAAGAAATGCTTCTGCAGTGCTCTTTGGATTTCCAACTGAAGAGACATCAAAAAATTGTTTGTTGACTTTCTGAAATAATGCTTGAGTATATGGTTCAATCATAGCTTGGAATCCTTCTGGATCTTGTTTGAAATGTTTTACATACTCTGCTCTTCCTAACCACTGTGCACTTTTTGCTTTTCCCCAGTATTTTTGTTTCTGTTCTCTAAACTCCTGTACATCTCTAATATCATTTAACGTTTTTATACCACTTCTATCTGTCTCTCTAATCAAATACTGATAGTTTTCTGTACCCATAGATCCATAACGTGCAGCACCACCTGCTTCTATCTCTAGTCTTGCACCACCAGACATGACAGTTTTTGTTTTTATTTGTCCTCTAATATAATCTTTTCTAACTACCTTACCACTTGCCTTATCAACTTCATCAACTCTAAATTTTATCTTAGCATCTTGGTTGCCATTTGTATACTCTAGTTTATCATACCTTACTACTTTTTGAAGGTCTGACATTTTATCGTTTTCAAATACAACTTTTGCTCCTCCAGTTGGTGCTTTCAATGATACTGGAAACAAATGTCCTTGTTTAAACAAAAGATAAATTCTGTTATTTAACTTTTCCATCATCTTAACATTGTATGATGGTTGTTTTAATAATTGACTATTAAATAGTGCAATAAATTTTTTCAAAAACGCTATAGATTTTGCATTGAATATCCATACGTCAGAGGGATTCCATTTATCTTTGTCTATCGTTCCTCTAAATCCTAACTTACCTCTAACCTTTACTGACAAAGTTTCATATGCTTTATATGGATCGTACTCTTTAGGTATCATGTCTGCTCTCATTACAATATATTCACCACTTAACTTTATAGCACCACTACCAAAAAATGCACTCATCTGAGACTCTAATGCATTTGCCCAAAAGTTTTTTCTGTTTGTTAGAAACTCATATACTTTACCAACTCTCGATCTAAATGCAGGATCGCTTGTAACTAATTTGGTCATACTAGCAATACCAAACTTGCTAACAAACTTATTCAATTCAGTTACACTTTCTACCTTTTTCCAGATCTCAAAGTTATACTCTCGCTGTTTTCCTTTTTTATAGATGGCAAAATAATAGCAAAACAATGCTTCGCTTAATACTTCAACGTCTTTATTGCTAACTGCCATTAGTCTTTTTAATTATTTATCTTCACGTTCTCCCATTATATCTCTAAGGTCAGAGACATACTTATGTGTATCTTTGATAGTGTCTATTGACAGTAGTATATCTGCAATATGTTTGCTGATATATGTTTCTTCAGTTCTTGCTGCCCAAGCAAGAGCATTTCTTAAATTTGCCTTTGCTTCATCTAATGAATCTGATACCTGTTGTGAAAGTGCCATTTTAATGTGGGTTGTAAATTTTTAAAATGTATAGTGTTGCTATAATACTAATTATAAGAACTATAGAAATAAGTTGAATCATTACACATCTCCTACAAGTCGGTTTTCCGAATAATGTACATCAAACTCACCGCCAGGATACCTTTTCTTGAGTTTGTCCACATTCATTTCAATGACTTCTTCTGGTGTAATATCTAAAGCAATACATGCTTGAATAAAATACCACATAATATCACCTAGTTCACGTTTCATATGAAATAGATTGTCTTGACTAACTGGTTTGCCTTGAAAAAGTATTTTCTTTACTATTTCTGTGAACTCACCTGACTCAGCACATAGTCCGAGTGCAGCAGTTAATGCTCTATGTGATTTAAAATCTTTAGAGTATAGATCTTTCAAGCGATCTTGAAATTTACCACCTGTTTTACTCTCGTCAGACGTGACAGCGTCTACGAATTGAGTATATTTTTCAAAGTCAATCATACTTTAATTCATTAAAAGATTTTGCTGCAAACTTTTTAGATAACTCTTCATTACCCTTATCAATTATATCTGTTTGAGCTTTGTCCTCTACATCATACAGCCTCATCTTCGCTCTGTCAATACCTATTGCAAATCTTTTATTAACTGTAGGATCATTGTATCTGTTCTTGAGTTGCTTGACCATGATTTGATTCATCTCCTCAAGTTCCTCAGTCGAGATAAGAGCGAACATGAGGTCAGCAGTAGCAGGAAGACCAAAAGATTCACTCGTATCAGTAAGATCGACATCGCTACTACCAAAACCAGAACGAGTCGTCTGAGTAGCGGAGACGATAGGTACATTAGCCTCAACTGCAAGACCACGGAGTTCTTCTGCAATCGCTTTGACATAAGTATATGAGTTTACTATAGATCCTTTATACCTTTGAGAGGCACATATATTCAAATAATCAACAAATATAATATCAGGTTTGATACTTTTCTTTAGAGCGAGGTCACTGATCAAAGATTTGAAATGTCCTACATGTGCTGCTGCTGTAGGATATTCTTTGATGATTAACTTCCCCTGTGTTTTCTTTGCTAGGTTCTTAACCTTAGTATCAAACATTACTTTGGGTAAGTCTGCTAATTTTTGTATAGGAATATTTAGTAAATTAGAGTCAATTCTTTCTGCTATTTTCTCCTCTGCCATCTCAAGGGTAATGTACAATACATTTCTACCTTGTAGCAATGTTGCTGCTGCCATGTGGCACATGAATAATGACTTACCAACACCTGTACCTGCTAGTGCAACGTTCAATGTTTTGTTGGGTAGTCCACCCTTTGTAATCTTATTAAAGAACTCTAGATCAAATGGAATTTTATCTTCTTTTCTATGATAGAAATCAAATCTTTCATCTGAGTTTGCGATATAATCATGTCCAACGTTCTGATCAAAACTTACTCCAAGTGCTTGACTGAGGATTTCTGGAATAGATCCCTTATCCCTCTTTGTATCCTGTCCATCAGCAATCTTAACGGATTCCATAAGCGATAGATAAATCGCTCTCTCCTGACACCATTTCTCTGTAGTGTCAACCAACCAATCGTACTCGCTTTTCTCATTGGATAACTCACTTAAAACCTCCTTGATGTTTTTAAATTGATCTTCAGTTAAGTCTGTGCGTTCTTGACACTCTATGCTCAAAGCATTGAGAGAAGGTAGTGCATCATACTGACTAATGTATTCATGAATTTCTAAGAATATAATCTTATATTCACGATTGGTAAAGTACTCCTTCATTAAGAAAGGTAGCACCTTACGTGCATATTTCTCATGATAGCATAGATTACTGAGAATCGTGAGTTCTAAATTCATGTGTAGTGAAGATAAGTTCCAACAATATATTTGTTGTTTGATACAGGTGGTCTACCTGCATGTCTGTATTGCCACGTTGGTGGGAATAAAAGTATTGTACCACACTTGGCAGAAATGTCAAAGTTTAGTTTAGGAAATGATGTCTCTCCTCCTTCTTCAACATCATTGAGATATAAAAAACCGACTAAGAATCTACGAGCAGAAGCATAGTCTTGCACATCAACGTGATCCTTGAATTGGTCATAATTATTATTTTCATACATCTTCATACGAAACTCTTCGTATGAATATTTGGCAGGAAAGTCAGGACCTAAATCCAGTTCCTCCATATATTTGTCCATGCACTCGTCAAATATATCAATCAACAGGTTCTGTTCAGCAACCCACTTGGGATCTTTTGCATGATATCTCTGAGAAATATTTAGTTCTCTGAAACTTGGTCGCTGCTCTCTATCAGTGTATATGCTGTCGGACTCATCAAAGTTCTTGATGATCGTATCACATACTGATTTACTAAGAACATTAGGATACGTTCTAACATAGTCAATTAAATTAGTTGCCATAACGAAACTCTTTAGCAGCAGCTTCGTCTAGTTTCTCCATTAGTTCTTCGGTGAAGTACTTATCGGGATCAGCAAGGATAGCAGAAGGATAAACGGAACTGTCACCGACAACGATGCGATTGCCTTTTCTGGAAAATACTCCATGTTTCTCACCCAGTTCCAGTAGTCCGTAATACCTGTCCAATCCACGGTCATAATATAATCGTGTCTCAACATCTGAGTTCTCCTTAGTTAGTCTGGATTTTGCGGTTTTGCATTTGATAATATTTCCAACAACCTCTTTACCATTCTTTTCCTTCTTCTTTGAAAGATATACAATTGTGCTTGCAGCATATTTGAGTCCACTTCCACCTCCCATTTCTTTGGTTGGAATATAAGCACCAACTACATCATATGTATGGTTAGTGACGATCAAAGGGACGTTTGCTTTACCTAATTTTAGGGTTAGCACACGAAAGATTGACTTAACGACTTGAGCACGAGTCATATCTCGTGTCTCTTTACCTGCTTCAGAGTCCTCTACTTCTTTAGATGTTGATAACATACCAAGAGAATCTAAAACAAACATTAAGGGTTTGCGTTCTTCAGCAGTTTGTTCGTTATATTTATCTAATATTTTGATTGATTGTAATCTAAATTCTTGAACTGTTGTAACAGGAACAAGTAGCATACGATTAGAATCTATACCTCTATCTTCAATCATTTGTTTAGAGATAGCAGATTCAG